GGCAGGCGGGCCGGCATTCCCCCGCCCGGTGTCGGCGAGGTCCTGGGTGATGGGCCTCCGGTACCGGGTCAGGCGGTCGCGGAGGCGCTGCCTTCCCCCTCGTCGCCCAGGAACGATGCGTAGTGCTTCCTGACCTGTGCGAGCAGGACTCGGGTCTTGCGGACGCTGAGGCTCTTGATGACGAGCTCGGCGTCCTCCTCGCTGAGCCACCGGTTCAGGGTCGCCTTGATCGACGTGGTCCCCTCAAGGTCGGCCATGAGGCTCTCGCTCTCCTCGATGCTCAGCGCGAAGGGGTCGGGGAAGGTGACGATCTTGGACTTGAGCCCGAGGGTGAAGGGTTCCGGGTCGGCGGCGCCGTCGATCTTCTCCAGGGCGGACAGGGTCAGGGTCGGCTTCGTGGCCATGGGTGATCTCCCTTGTGTGGTTGGTGGTCAGGACAGCTTGGTGAGGGCGTTGGGCAAAGCTGCCGGCACGAGCGGTGCGGGCGGAGTGGGTTTGGGGCCCGATCCGGCCTCGTCATCGGTGTCGTCGGAGACCTGCTCCCAGCCCGAGGCGCACAGGGTGGTGATTTCAGCGGGGTCGTCGGTGACGCGCTCGAGGGTGAGGTCCTCACCGTCGTCGGTCGTGATGGTCTTGGTCAGTGCGGGCACGGGTTCCTCCTTGCGTGCGGGATCTCCCGTGTGGGGTGGTGGTCGAGCCGGCGGCCGGGGAGATCAGCGGCCGCCGGCTCGACGATGAGGCGAGAGACCGGGCTCAGGCGGCCTTCTCGAAGCCGATGGCGTCCAGGTGCTTGATCGCACCAGTACCGCCCAGGTAGTGGCGGCAGGGCGTGCCCAGGACCTCGTCGGAGAACACGGAGAGCTCCAGGTCGAACTGGACCGGGTCGGACGACTTCCACGCCTCCTCAGGGATCGTGGAGAGCTTGACTCGGGGGAAGCCCCGGCCGACAAGCCACTCGTCGTCGGCAGGGCCGTCGGACATGATGGTGAGCAGCCGGAACTCCTCGAGCAGGGGCAACGGGGCCTCGTCGAAGACGATCTCGCCGGTGTCCTTGTTGGCCTTGACCTGGGAGAGGTCGACGCCGTAGACGAGCTGCTGCAGGTGCTTGCGGTAGGGCTCGAGCACACTGAACTTGACGGTCTTGGGCGCCTTGACCAGGTCGGTGCGCACGGACTCGACGTAGCCGAGCGCCTCGACCTCCTCGACGCTGGCGTCGGCGGAGAACGCCATGCCGTCCTTGGTCAGCAGGCCGACCGGCAGCCAGCCGGCAGGCAGCTCCTTGAGCTGGCCACCGGCGTCGGTCAGCTCATCGGGCAGGTCGACGGTGGTAGGAGCCAGGAACGCGACGGCGTTCAGACCCTTGCGGACGTTGCCACGCCGGTTGTGCTTCTTCTTCAGCGCGGCGATGGTGGTGGTTGCCATGAGGCGAGTTCCTTTCGGAGCGGGGTCAGGTGAGCGGACGGTGAGTGACGGACAGGACCATCGAGACGACCTCAACCGCCTCGAAGTAAGGGCGCACCCCCAGGCAGCTCGTCACCTCCACGGAGTCCACGAAGCCCTCACTGGTCACCACCGGCGACTCACCCAGGGCGGACAGCAGACGCTCCGCGAGCGCGGTGGCGCCGTCCTGGTGGGGGCCGGTGGGGGTGGTGGCGTAGATGTCGATGCCGATGGTGTCGGTGCGGTCGACGTCGTCGGTGGGGCCTGTGTTGAGGAGGTGGACGTGGGCCAGGGGCATGGGGCCGGTGGTGAAGGTGGCGTCCAGGATCCTGGTGGTGGGGGCTGTGGTGGCCTGGGTGGTGGCGGCTCGCAGGACGGCGACGGGATCGGTGAAGGTGGTCATGTGCGTCTCCTGCCTCGGGCGGACTTGGCGGCTGCGAGGAGGCCGAGCGTGTGGGCTCCGGGTACTGGAGTGCCGGCCTGGGTGGCGTGGCCGAACTCGGTGGCGGCGGCGTGGGGGACGTCGGCGATGACGCGGCCGGAGGCGCGGCGACTGGTGCCGCCTCTGGTCTTGATGGTGGCGGTGGTGGGCTCGGTGTGGAAGGAGGCGGCCAGGGCGCCTGAGGCTCTGGGGGCGCGGCGGGCGGCCTCGGCTGCGACGTCCTGGCCGGCGGCGAGCATGGCTGCCTGCATCGGTCCGGAGACCAGGAGGGCGGCGATACCGGCGCTGTTGGGTTTGAAGCTCGTGGACACGGCTCATCTCCTTGCGAGGGGGACGGCCAGACCCAGGGGGTATGGGGCCGGAGTCGCCTCGACCGTCCATCTGCCCGCGAGCGCGTGGGTGGTGGGGACGGTGACGGTGTCGCGTTGGCGGATCCGTGCGTCTGGTGGGGTGTAGAGGGTGGCTGTGTCGTCGGGGGCCTCTACGGTGGCCCGGGAGGTCACGCCGGTGGCGTCGGAGCTGGCGGGGGCCAGGAGGCAGCCTTCGATGGTGATCGGGTCGCCCGTGGTGGTCAGGTAGCCGTCGGCGTTGCGGTGGGTGGGGCCGGTGACCTGGACGTCGACGACCCAGCTGCGGGGGAAGGCGTCGATGATGCTCATCGTGTGCCTGCCACCCAGACGTTGCCGTTTCGGCGGGGGCGGTACTGGCGGGCCAGGGCGATGTCGTCGGGTGAGAGCATCGCCTGGCCGCCGATGGTCCAGGACGCGAAGGTCGCGGACTGGGAAAAGGGGCCGGTGGTTGTGCTGGCCTGGGTGGCGCCGGCGGCGGCCTTGGGGTCGATCTTAAGGATCCGGGCGACGGAGTCGGCGATCTGGGCGGCGACGACGTCGGGGACCTCGGTGTAGCCGGCCTGGTAGGTCATGGTGACGAACCGGTCAGAGGGGAGGTCGACGTCGACGTATCCGTGCCGGAGGGTGAACGGTACGGGCTGGGCGTCGTCGTCGACGACGGAGGTGACGGCGATGAGGGGGAGACGTTGGGGACGGGCGTGACGCCCGTTGACCTTGACCCGGTGGGTGTAGGTGACCGGGGTGAAGGTGGTTCGGGCCTCCTGGCAGAACTTGGCCGACAGGATGGTCAGCAGGTGCTCAGCGCGCTTGCTCTCCTCGTCGGTCAGGTCCCGTCCGAGTGCCTGGGCCACGGCTTCCTTGGTCGCGAGCTTCACGGTTTCCCCGCCCCCTCTCCGTCGTCTCCTCGTTAGGTTGTCTTGCCGCCCTTGGGCGGCTTCTGCGGGGCTGGGTCGGTGCCGGCGTCCGGGTCGTTGTCCGGGGACTCGTCCTCGCTGGCCGGGGCGGTGGGCAGTGCCTGCTCGTCGGGGACCTGCTCGACGTAGCCGGCGCCGATGAGGCCGGTGGCGACGGTGTCGACGACGTCGAAGATCAGCCCGTTGTCTCCTTTGACTCGCATGTCACGCCGCCTTGAAGACCTGGACGGCGGTGGGGCGCGTGATCTTGCCGCCGTAGACGTGCAAGCCGCGGACACGGTCGGCGAACTTGTTCTCCGCCCGCATGGACTCGGTCTTGTTGACCTGAGAGATGAAGGCCAACGCCGGCGTGTAGATGCCGGCCGCGGTGGGCTTGGAATCGTCGACCCAGGGGGAGACGACCACGTCGAAGCCGAGGAGACGGCCGATGACCGCCTCGCGCAGGCCCTCGGTGGTGTTGGACTTATCGAAGGCGGTGAGCTTCGAGCCGTCGGAGAGGAGGAACTCCTCGAAGGCGGCGTTGACCAGCAGGGTCCGGTTGGCCTGGGGAACCTTGGCCGACGTCAGCCGGCGGCGCAGGCCACGGACGACGTCGTAGGCCGTCTCCCAGTTGGTCGGCGCGGTCAGGCCGGTGGCGGCGGTGCCACTGGTCAGGATCATGGTCGTCAGGAAGGTCTCGGCGTCCTCGACCAGGCCGGCGGCCGCGGACTCGGAGTACTTGTCCATGACCGGCTGGTTGGCCTGGGCGGCGTCGATGTCGTCGACGATGAAGTCGAAGGACTTCTCCTGGTCGACCTTGATCTCGATGCCGGTGTCGGAGACCTCGTCCGGCGAGGTCGTGCGCGGCAGGGTGCCGCCTCCACCGGGCTTGGCGACCACACCCGTCTTGTAGTCCTTGACCTGGATGTCGACGATGCCGGGGATGTGGACGGTGTTTCCGGCCTTGAGGTCGCCCTCGTAGTCGCGGTTGGCCAGGCCGGTCAGGACCGCCTTGTTGCGGAAGTTCTCGAGGATGGAGGCCGCCCATACCTCGGGGATGAAGTGGCTGGTGGACACTGTGGCTCCTTTTCGGGAAGAGGGGCGTCAGGAGACGCCCATGATCTGGTTGAGCTGCCCGTCGCGACGGGCCTTGTTGATCTGGGCCGGCGTCATCGCCTTGAGGTCCTCGCGCGTCAGCTGACGAGGCCCGGCGACGTTGTCCCCGCGCTGGCCGGCGTCCGCCGAGGAGGTGGAGGCCGGCGGGGTGACGGGGCCGCGCCAGGCGAGCAGACGGTCAGCGGAGGCGGTGATCTCCTCCTGCGTGGTGCCGGTGAGCAGATCCACGTCAACGCCCTTGGTAGCCGCGATACGGGCCTTGAGGGAAGCGGTCTCAGCGGCGGCAGCGCGCTTCTCAGCGGCTTCCTTGGCCTCCAGGAGCTTCTGCATCTCGCTCTTGGACTGCTCCTCGATCGCGTCGAGCCGCTTGGCTTTGTCCGCGTTGGCCTTCGCCCGGTCCTCGTTCTGCCGGGACAGGGCCTTCCACTTCTCCGCCTCGGCCTTCCAATCGACCGTTGCGGTCTCCTGGGGCGCCTGAGGAGCGTTGGCGGTACCGGTGGGGCTGCTGGCGCTCTGTCCTGTGGGCTCCACAGTGGTGGCGCCATTAGCGGTCTGACCAGCAGATGGGGCGGGGGTGTTGACGTGCATGGTGGTTCCTTCCCGTTTCGGGCATGACAAAGGCCCCTGCCGTTTCGGTAGGGGCCGGTGGTGGGCGCCCGCGAGCGCGGGCAAGCTTGTGGGCCGAGATGGGTCTCAGCGGCTGGAGGCGGCGTTGCCTCGGGGCAGCGATGAAGGCGACTGGGAGACCCGCAGTGCTTTCGCACCCTGGTGGGACGCCTGTCGCCTTCAGTAGCAGAATATCACCGGTGCTCGAAGGCCGCCACCGTGCCGTCGTGGCTGATGACGATGACGCGGGTGATTCGTGTCTGCCCGCGAAAACGGCGCTCGATCTGCTCGATCGCGACCTCATCGGAGAGGCCGCAGCGGCGTAGGTCGATGACGAGGCGGGACGCCTGCTTGCGTGCCTTCTTGAACTGGTCGGAGATCGTGTTCTTCTCGGAGGCGCCCCTGGGGGCCTTGAACTCCCAGATCTCGCCGTCTATCTCGACGTCGGGGTTCTTGACCCCAGGGGTGTTGTCGACCACGCGGAATCGAACTGTGTGGCCGAGGTCGGCCAGGGCCTGGGCAGTGCGTACCTCGTGGTCCTGGAGGATCGTTCCTTCCGGGACGTCGACCTTCCCGCTGCCTCCGGGGCGAAGCCACCTGGGCTCCCCGGCGCTGTGGGGACTGGCGTGCGCGCCCGTCGTCGACGCCTTCGGTGCCGGGGCCCTGCGGCGGTCCTGTCTCGTCTCCTTGAAGGAGATGACCGGCCCGTACTCGCCGTGCTCGGTGGTCAGGATGATGTCCTTGTACTCCGGCAGGCGGCCGCCCCGGTCGGAGGCTCCGGTGCGGGCCTCGACAGCCTTGTGGGCGGCCTCCAGGGTCTCCTCGTCGATGATCTGGTCCACGGCCATGCCCGCGGGCAGGGGACCGACGTTGCAGTCGCACCCCGGGTGGATGGGTAGCAGGTTCTCGACGTGGTATCGCTGGGTGGAGGCGATGACGCACAGGGCGCAGTTCTCGCGGCCGGTCAGGATGCGCCGGTAGTACCGGCCGCCGGTGGCTCGCATCGTGTCGCGGGACTGGACGCGCTTGGCGTTCTGAAGGTCCCCTCCGATGAGCTGCGTCAGCCGCAGCCCGCCGGCTGAGATGGCCTGGTCGAGCGTCTTGCCCCTGGACAGTGCCGTCCACGTGGTCATGCCCGGGCGCTGGTAGACCTTCAGCGGGTCCACGCCGCGCATCCCGGTGACCGCCTCCCGGTCGATGGCGGGGACGGTGACCGTGAGCCCGAGCTCGCTGGCACAGCCAATGAGGTAGGCGCGGGTCAGCTCGGCGGTCTGGAGCTGGCCGGCGAGGACCCTGGGGGTTAAGGCCTGCGCCATGGCCTCGATGGCCTCGTCCCTGTAGTCGGGCATGGACGCCCACATCTGGGAGGCGAAGGCTGTCAGATCCTGACGGATCTTGTGGACCGCGGCGTCGTAGGCGCGTGCCAGAGCGTCGAGGCGGTCCAGGTCAGCCATGCCCGCCCCCTACGTCGTTGCTCAGACGGTTCGCCGGCTCGGGAGGCCAGGCGTGTCCGCGTTCCCGATCGGCTGCATCTCCTCCGACGTCGTCGGTGGCGGCTGGGTGGTCAGATTGAGTGCCAGCGCGAGCTGCTCCTCCGCGCGCCTCTGCTTGTCCTGGGCGATCTGCTCGGGGCTGTAGCCCAGGATGTTCTCCTGGATCGTCTCCAGGGCCTCGCCGGCGGCCTTGGCCTGCGCCGCGGCCGCGTACCGCTCGGTCATGGTCACGGTGGCCGGTGGCGCGAACTTGACCTCGACCGTGTCGCCCGCCAGGGACTCGCCCTCGACCTGCAGGGCCTTGACGAGCATCACCGCCAGGGCCGGTTTGAACCGCAGGATGCGGTCCTGGGCCTTGAAGACGAGCTGCTGCATCGGCTGCTCGGCGCCGGAGGCGGACTGGTTGGCGGCGTCCGGAAGCATCGCCGAGACCGGGGTGTGGGTCTCGGCAGCGAGCTCGCGCCAGTCGTCCTTGACCGCACTGAGCATCGGGGTCAGGTCAACGGTCTGCGACTCCCAGATCTCGACGCCGGGAGGCAGCTCCCACAGCGCCCCCGGGCCCGGCTCGAACATCTCCTGGTAGTCGATGTCGTCGCCGTCGGGCCCCTCCTCGGGCAGACCCGTACCAGGATCCGTGGAGATGGTCTTAAGGGCCCGCTGCCGGTAGGTCTGCATCGCCATCGTGACCAGGCGGTAGAGGATCCCGGTGTTGATGCGGTCGATCAGGCCGGTGTGAGCCTCGAACTCCCCCATGCCGTCCTTGTTGCCCAGCAGCACGATCGGCGGGTCACCGTCGTAGACGTCGAGGCCGTCTAGGTCCCACCTGCCCTGCACACGGCTGATGAGCTGGTTGCGCTCGTTGTAGACGCTGCGGGAGTAGGTGGCCTTGACGCCGTCGACCCAGACGATCATGTGGTCGGCGCCCTCGGACACGGACCGCCAGACCTTGACCGCCGCGAGCGCCTTCCACGGGCGGACGGGGTCGGGCTCGGCGTAGAGCTGCTCGGGCATTTCCCGGGTGATGACGGCCTCGCCGTTGTCGTCTCGGGTGACTAGGAGGTAGCCGGTGCCGACGGTGAAGGCGTCGCGGGCGGCGTCCTTGAAGGCGACGTCGAGGCGGTTGTCCCGCCAGATGCGGCGGGCCCGGACGGCTCGGGGGCCGTCGGGGGACTCTCCGACCAGGATCCCGTTGGGGATGAGGCGCTCGACGAGGGTGTCGACGATGAGCGCGCCGGCGTTAGCCAGGGCGCGTCGCTGGAAGGCCTCCCAGGACTTGCGCAGGTTGGGGCCCATCTCCGGCAGGGGCGCGTTGCCGTTGGTGTAGCCGCGCAGGAGGTCCACGCGGGGTCGTGCGGCGTCCATCCGGGAGGTCAGGAAGGTGACCCACTGGTCGAGCGTCTTGCTCATGGTCCTCCCTATCCGTAGAGCCGGCGGGGCTTGCGTCGTCGCTGCGGGCGGGTGGCGCCCTTGCCGACGGCGTCCAGGCCCGCCCGGTAGGCGAACATGGCGCCCCAGGCGGCGTCGATCTTGGAGTAGTCCTGGTCATCGGCTGGCTTGGTGAGCACGTAGCCGGCCTGGCGTGGTGAGCGCCGGGCGTTGAGGAAGTGAGCGGTCATCTGCGGGTCACCGTCGTAGGTGACGCGGCCCTGCTGGATGGCGGAGAGCAGCTGGGCGAAGGAGTCGCAGGTGGCTGAGACGTTGCGCTGGGGGTAGCGGATGGGCTCGGCGGCGCTGATGCGGGCGCGCAGGCGCCGCGAGTAGGCGGCCTCCCAGGGCCTGACGTCCTGCGCCCACCCGGCTGAGGGGGCGGCCGC